CGCCCTTGCTATCGGCGGTGCCCAGGTCCGTGACCCTGATAGCGGCTCCGACGATGCGGCGGCCGCTAGGGTAAGAAATGGACCAAAGACTGGACGAAGAGCCATCCGAGCCTTCCTTCCAGAACTGGATTAGGCTGGTGCTACTCGGTTTTCCGGCGAACCTGATGGCGAAGTAATCGTCCTTGACTCCCGAGACGTGGGTCAAAAGTCGCTTGTGGACATGCGTACCGGGACGAGTGTCGTACGGCATGAACGTCGCTGGTGAACTGAACGGATCCGATAGGGCCGCATGATACAGTGCCAGAGAGGCCGCGTTTCTCGTCAATTTCAGACGTCGAGGAGGTGATGCAATCTGCCTTTTCGGCTGTCGCACTGCCTTCTTTGTCTTCACCGGTTTGCGGTTTGCCATAGCAGATTAGATTGCCTATGCTGTCTTGTAGTTCAATGTTTATACACTTTGTGTGTTGGTCACTCGACGGCCTTACCAATGTTTGGTCAAATGTTGTGCGTCATAAACTCGCACATCATCTTTTATGAGATTGTCAATTAGTGTATCAAATGCTTCGATATCACCGCACGATATGTTATAACATTTTGAAAATGCATAAAGCTCTGTGTCAGTGTATTTTCGAAAATCTGAGTTCACGTACATTGTACGATCAAAGATCTCTTCGTTGGTTCGGCGTGGCCTCGACGGATGCTTGCTTGACAGATGGGCGACAAACTTTGCGATACTGTACCCTAAAGGTACTCCTGAGTATCTATCAGTTAGTGCTTCAGCCCTTGCTGCTAGCCTACCAGCACACTCCTTGTAATTAATAGAGGGGGAGAGTACTGTGGTTGCCTTCAGCCGCATCCGGGCAACTGAAGGGAAGAAGTGAATTGCGCCTTGTGACCAGACGACGGCACCGCCGACAAAAGGGTGGCCTTCATTTTGGTCGTGTGGGCCCATGCCCTCGATCTTCCAATCTTTGCAGAGGTCTTTTCCAGTCTCCGCGATTAGTGTCGTTGTGATTTTATCCATAAAATCGGGCATGGCAGATTTCGATATAAGAATGAGGCAATCGTCACCCTCAGCCACGACACCCCATTGGTCGCGTTGCAATCCCAGTACCTTCGAGCAAAGGTACCAGGCGTTGAAGCGGGTGGTGTTGTAGTTAAGGCACGACGTGAAATCACAGCCGCTCAGAAGACTAGTGGTCTTTGATCGGATTTTCATCACCGGTTTTCCGTCCATGTTTACGGAATTGTTAAAGCCTCTGCGATCGAGTATGTTCGCGAACTCTGTTGTTAGAATTCCGATGGATGCGAGGGTCTTCTTGTACCTCACAAAGTCCATCGGGACAGTGTTAGCATCTCGTGCAGTATCATCAAGTGCGAGTATCCAAGTGTCACCTCCTAACTTCCTGTGGACTTCGGCCACGGGTTGCCATTTGTCTTGAGTCTTGAGACCTTTGACGGAGGGGTAACGGGACATCCATTTCTCGTAGGGAGCGTTAGATTGCCTGCCGACTATGATGTCTTGCCCTGGTGGTTCGAATATGAGTCTTGGTTGCTTACCGGGTTTGAGTCCCTCCAGTTTCACGAAGTTGCTGCCCAACATGACCTTTTGAGAGTCACATCTTAATGATGTCGAGCTGTATTTGTCTTCAGCCCTGATGTACTTTGCAGTTTTCTTTGTGTTGCCTTTGAG